AGGTCGTAGGACACGTCAGGGTGGATGAAGCCCATGTACAGGCCGTTGAAGGTGGGGACGTTCGCGCCACGAAGCTGAGCGGTGACCTTGCGGACATCGTTCGCCTCAATCTCGTCCTCCACGGCAACCGTGGTGCGCGAGCTCGGGGTGGTCGCCCCGCCGCCGCCGTAGACGACGTTGGTGCCGCCAGCGAGAACTTCGCGGACGAGGCTGTCAATCGAGATGCCGGCGTTGTAGCCGACGACGTTGGCAGCGACGGTGTCCACGTCAAGGAACGAGGTTCCACGCAGCTTGGCGGTGGTGAGGACGGCGTTGCCGTACTCAGCCAGGGTGACGGTCACCTGGCTGTCGCTCATCGCGACGGCGGTGACATCGGAATCCTCGGTGAGAGCCGAGGTGGCGGCCGCCAGATCGTTGAAGATCGTGAAGGTGACCGACGAACCAGGCATCGCCTGCTGGGTCGGCATCACATCGGCGGCGGCGTCGAACAGAAGCTCCGACCGGAGCGCGAAGTACGCGAGCCGATCAAATGCCGCCTGGTCGACGGAAAGGGATGAGGTCTGGGTGTAAGCCATTGGGGTTCTCCAAAGGTTTGGCGCCCCGACTTGTTATGTCAGGGCTGGGCGGTTTTTGCTTGGGACAGCAACGCCTCAACCTCTTGGCTTGACTTAGCCTGGTTGATGCGGGTCACCCAATCCATTTCTGGTTCATCCGACGCGCCTGCTGCGGCCTGATTAGACCGGTTCCATGCGCCCGCTTCCTGAGCAACCTGCTCTTTCTGCGTGTCTCGGACGATTTGGGCCTCGATGGCTGCTTCCCTGATTGCCTCAGCAGTGAGTTCCCCGTCGTAACCCTTCATAAAGTATTTGGCAATCGGAAGGGTCGGATCAACTCCGGCCTTCACAAAAGCCAACTCTCGGGCTGCGGCGGAAGCCTCATCGGCTCTGGCCTTCAGTTCAGCGTTCTCGGATTCCAGCTGCTTCATCCTGTCTCGCAGGGGGTTGCGGCCGGTTTCCTCGTCGTGATCGAGTTCGCTGTCCATATTCAGTTGTACACTCCTTCGCCCAACCAACACCCGGAGGCAGATGTCGGTGCTGCTATGTCTCCCCGTCTGGGGGTTCCTGCCCTATCTGGGCATCGACAAAAGTGTAGCAGAATCAGGTGAGTCCGGTGACTTGTGACCCTTGTGCGGCGAATCCGCCGCCGGCTTCGAACTCTGCTTGACGTTCACGGGTGCGTCGCCGGATGCGTTGCTGGGCGGCAGCAGAGGTGCCGAACACGCCAGCGACAGCTTCCTCTTGGGTGATGTCTTCACCGGTTTGGCCCGGTAGAGCGGTGAACAGTTCTTCGGCGCCTGCGATGGCTTGGAAGCCTGCTCGAGCTTGCTCGGGGGACACGCCAGCGCGGGCAAGTTCTTCGGCTTGGGTAGCACTGATTTGGTATCCGGCTTGTCGGACACCTTGTCCGCCGATTTGTGCTGCGCGTGCTTGCTGGAGGAGCACGGGGGTGGCTTTTTCTGGGTCGAGGAAGTATGCGGCGAGGCTGCCTTCGTCGACTCCGTAGAGGCGTTGCATTTCGAGGACGACTTCGGGGTCGGCGTCGCGGACGGCTTGGTATCCGTCTTGGGCTCGGGAGGCGAGTTCGGCGGGTGACACGTCGTTGGCGATGAGGTTGACAAAGTCTGATTTTTCGTCGTAGAAGCCTTTGGGTAGGCCGGATTGGCGCATGGTTTGTGCGAACGTGTTTTCGAGTCGGATGTATTCGCTTTCGGACAGGACGTTCATGCCTGCGGCGCGGCGGGTTTCGTTGCCTGCGAATCTTTGTTTGTATGCTGGCTGTCGGCGAAGTTCACCGATGATGATGTTTTCGTCGACGATGTTGCGGGTGAAGACGAGATTGTGCACGAAGTCCCGGAGTTCGGTGAGGCCGTAGTCGGCAAGGACGTTGCCGATGATGTCATAGGCTGATCGTTGCTCCGTTTCAAATTCGGCGTCGGCTGCTGCCTGCTGTTGACGCGCTTGTTCTTCGAGGAACGAGACGTAAGCGGTAAGGCCTGGGCCTTCTTCCATTGCGACTTCTTGCGGGTTGGAAACGACAGTGTCGGCCATCAGATTGCTCCAAAGATGTCGGCGATACGGTTAGCGACCTGGTAGGCGCGACCTTGGGCTTCCTCGGTGTACTCGTAGCCGAACTCGCGGTTAGAACGCAGGTACTGGCCCCACTCCGTGTAGGTCATTGGGCGCTGCTTACCGTCATCACTCATGTAGGTGACGGCCTGTGCAAACGAGTCGTTGTCCATAAAATCGGATGCCGAGAAATCTTGTCCGAGAATTTGGCTGGCGCGGTTCCTATACGGTTCGACAATGTTGGCAAAGGTTTCGCCAGCCATGAGCCGTTCCGAGATGGCAGGGAACAGTGCGGTGGCACGGGTTTGGAATGCTGAAGTGAGCGATTCTTCATTTTCACGTCCGAGCGCAAACTTTTCGACGAGTTGGCTGAACTCGAGGTCGGAAACGCTGACCCCGTAGCTGGCAGCGATCTCGTTGATTTTGTTGCCGTAGTAGCCGTAACGGAGTCCGGTGACCCCGGCCTGGCTTTTGACTGCTTCGTCGCCGAGGGCGATGGTGACTTGTTGTTCGGTCCAGCCTTGGCGGATTGCTTCGGTGGCGATGGTGTTGAGTGTTTCGCCGGTGAGCCGGATGTTGAGGCTGAGGGCGTTTTCTCTGATTTGGGCGGAGAGTGCGTCGATGCGTGCCTGTACGGTGGCAGGGTCGCGCTGCATTTCGATGTCGAATGTGCGGGTTGCAAGCGACGTGGTTTTCCACCAGGTGGTTTGTTCGAGTTCATAATCGAACTTTTCTGGCCCCCATTTTTCTGCTTCGGCTCGGGCGATGAGGTCGGCGACATCGGGGTTTTGGCTGATGATGCTGTAGTAGGCGCCGTAGATTTCGCTGGCTGCTTGTTTCCAGTCTTCTGGGACGGAGTCGTCGTATGGGGTTTCAACACCGACACCGCCGCCAGCACCGCCGCCAGTGCCGCCACCAGTGCCGCCACCAGTGCCGCCACCAGTATCGCCACCAGTATCGCCACCAGTATCGCCACCAGAAGTTATTGTTGCGGGGCCGCCCATCCGGTCAGGAGGGCCGCCTCCCGGCTCTCCGACCCCGTAACGCTCTTCTGGCGAAATTGTGGGCCGAGCCATTTCTCCCGGCTCAACATCTTCCGCCCCAGTGCCGAGGGGTCGACCGACAGAACCAGCAGACGGCCGCATCGTGCCAGGGTCGCTTGGCATCGCCGAAGTCGTCGGCGTCACACCGTTCCCACGTCCAAATCCTGCGGTTTCGGTGTCACGGCCAAGTGGGTCAGGGCCACCGGGCGTGTAATTGGTGGTGTCAAGAATGACGCGGATTTGGTTTCGAGTGCCAGAAAATGTTTCGCCCTGGTCAACAAATCTGTTCATGAAATCGTTGACTCGTTCGGGGTTGTCCCCTGAGAGGATTAGTTGGCGTAGTTCGCTGATGATTTCGCGTTCGTTTGCCGGCACGCTGGCCGCCTGCGGGTACTGGCTTGTGAACGCTTCACCTTCGGCGCCGCCGATGTTGACAATTCCAGTGGCAAAATAGGGGCGGTATTGTTCGTCGACGAGATCGGTGATGGCACGCAAAGCGTCGTCAGGGCTGTATGCGACTCCGGTGCCGGGGGTCGTGGTTCTGAGCGGGGTCGGTTCGGTGCCTGCCATCGGGGCAGAAGGCTCAGTAGTTGGCCGGGTCGTTGCCGGCGCGACGGCGATAACTTGCTGATCGGCGCGCTGGAACTCGTTGAGGATAGTTGCAAGGAAACCGTAGGAACGACTCGCAACCATAGAATCAGTGACATTACGGTTGACGTACGGCTGCAACTCCTCCAACTGCACATTGCCAGCGTTGTCTCTGATCTTGACCAGCATTTCTCGCTCTTGCTGCGTCAGCGAGCCGCCGCCCTGCCCGGTGACGAGGAACAGCCGGTACCGGGGAAGCAGCTGGTTAGCAATCTGCTGTAGCGTTTTTTCGTCGGTCATACGACTCTCCTCGAAGCCTTCTGGAACACCCGGTCCATGCGATTCAAGTAATCAAACGCACGCGCCTCAGTAGGAGCCGCCTCGCGGGCCGCTTCGACGCCGAACACCGCCGGAGACGCAACCGACTCCACAACACCAGATTCCGCTGACTGAACACCGATCTCGGCCGAACGGTAACTGTTGATCGCCCGGTCACGTTCTTCCTTGGTTGGGCCACGACCAATAGTTGACTTGAACGCTTCGTCGAACACTGCGCCCAAATCTTTCGAGGATGACACCCTGTAACGGGGAGCTTTCTCTTGGACATCGGGGGCGATGCGGTCCAGTTCACGCAACGTGGTTTCGTAGTCGCGGCCAATCACGTTCGAATAGGTCAACAAATCTTGCAAAGCGCCGATGGCCTGCTCGGGGGTGTTGACGCTCGCACCCTTGGTTTTCAACGTGTCGAGGATCGACGACAGTTTGGCGGGCTCGAGATTGAAGTACAGCTGGCGGGGCGCGTTGACGAGGTCGTACTCGAGGAGGGCGTTGCCGTCGTTGTCGGTTTCGATTGTGCCGTCGCTACGGATGATGCCAGGGCCGCTGTACTCGACAAGTTCTCCGGTGCGCGGATTGAGCACCATGCGGGTGCCGGGGCGCCACGGCACCTCATCAAATATGCCGGTGCCGGTTGGCATTGGAACACCGATACCGAACGGGTCGTAGGGATCGGTGATGCCTTCGGTGCCGCGCCCGAAACCGGCGCCTTCGGTTTCGCGACCCAACGGGTCAGTCATGTCTGCCATTAGATATCTACCTCGTCAAACAACAATCTGCTCCAGACGCGCTCGAATTCTGGGTACCGGTTGATGATATTGGTACCAATGTTACGCAACCATTGTCTCAGATCAGAGTTGGCTACACCGGCAAGAGGGGTAGAAGTTTCTCTGCCGCCGCGTCGGATGGTGGCTTCGTCGATTGCTTGTTGCCGGTAATCGCCGTAAACACGCAGCGCTTCGGCGACCGGGTTGCCTTCGAGGTCGGGGTCGTATGCTGCGCCGAGCGGCTGGCCTGATGGGCCGGTGGTCCGGTCAAGTAGCTGTCCGACGAGCAGTTGGCGTTCGCCAAGTTCGATCACCTGGTATTTGAAGCCGGGCAGGCGAGCCTCAAGTTCTTTGCGGTATTCGCGCAAATTCTCTTCGTCAATGTCGTTCGGGTTTTGCGGGAACTGCCGGGCGGCACGCATGTACAGCGCCTTGCCAACGACAGCTTCGGCGTCACGCTGAAGCTCCATCGGGTCGGTAATGCGTTCGCGCTTACCGGTAGCGATTTGGCGAAGATAGGTTTGCAGGTCAAACTCGGAACCGACTGGGGCGAAGTATCCGAAGACGGTCGGGTACTTGTCGACGATTCGCTCGTTGTCGCGCTCCCAGTCGCCAAACACCTCAGAGGCGTCGAGCCCTTCGCCGACAGTTTCGGTGCGACCCTTGACGTACAGCATGGTGTCGGTACCGAACGTCTCAAGGAACTCGAAGACCGCGTTTCCGTAGTCTTCTTCCTGCATGCGACGGAATTCGTTAGATAGCACGTTGTTGGGGACGTACCCTTGTTTGGCAAATTCGGCTGCTTCGCTGTCGTTGAGTTCGGTGCCGCCATATTCGACAGGAACGTCGAAACCGATGGCGGGTCGAGACGGGCCGGTGAACTGGGACAGTCCCCGGAACACGAGGAGGAAGCGGGCTACGTCTTCGGCACGTTCGCGGAGTAGCTGCAATGACTCAGGGTTGTTGGAGTCGTATTCGCCGGTTGCGTACATGGCACGGTAGGCGTCCATGAACAGGTCGCCGTACAGTCGGTCGCTTTCCGGGTTAGCAGTAATCGCTTCGGCGATCTTGCGGGCCCATGACGGGGCCAGCGCTTCGACGCCGGACGGCGGACCGTAAGGCGAAATGATCTGCATGACATCATCAAACGCCGGCTTGTTCTGGAATAGCTGGCCTGCGGACATTTGGACGACAGGTCCGAGGCCGGGGACGACCTGCAAGTTCATAGACAACGACTTGACGGGTGCCTGCAAGAACGGTTTGACGCTGCCGAGGCGTTCCTCGACGCGCTCCTTACCGAAATATCCGAGCCCGGCACCGATGAACGCGCCAGCACCAAACGCGCCTTTGCCGCGTCCCCCGCGACCGAGCAGCGTTTCTCCAATAAGGCCACCAGCTAGACCGGTGATGACAGGCAGCAAATCTTCCGCAAACGGATAGTTGAATACTTGTTCGCCGGTGACCGGGTCGGTCATGACAAAGCCTTTGCCGTCGCCGTCGGGGTCCATGTCGCGGAAACCTTGGACGCTGACACCCATGTTTTTGATGCGGTTTGGCTTGGTAAGTACCTGCTTGCGCCACAACTTCATTGACTCGTTCCATGCCGGGCCGAACGGGACTGCGATGCGAAGGATGTCAGCGAAGTTGTTGGTTTGCGAAGCGTTGTAGAACGTGCGCTTGGTTTCCTCCATAGCGAAACCCTTGGCAAGCATGTCGAGACGTTCGCCGTTCAACAAATCAAGATTTGGGTCGAGTCTGCCGGTCGGTCCAGAAACCGCACGCTCTTGAATCTTCTGCCACAGACGCTTTGATCCGACATAGTTGGCAGCCCAATCGTCGATCTTGGTTGGGTCGAGTTTGTCGACTGCCCGCTGGGCGCTCTTGACGCGGGCGTTGTACCCAGCCTTGGTGAGAGGTTTGCCGTTCCAAATGTATTCGCCACGGGCAGCGTCGCGTTGCGCCTGACCGAGCATGGTGCGGTAACGCTCCTGGGTGACCAGTTTGCCGTCGACCAGATACTTGTTGTTCTTGTCGGGCTTCAACGCCTTGAGTTTGCGGACAGCTTCCTTGTTCGACTTGAGGCGTTTCAGTTCGGCAAGGTTTTCGCGTGGCACCCGCTCGTAAGCGTCGCGGATGTTTTTGAGCATGGTGGCGGCGCCGTCTCGGTCGACCGAGTCCATGAGGTCTTCGATGCGCCGGTAGTAATACTGGCGGAACACTGGTGACCGGTTGAGGAACGATTCTTTCTTGCCGTACACCGAACCGAAGAAGTGGTCGGCGGTTTTGCGCCACCATTGGTCGAGCCCTTTGCCGTTGGCGCCGGGGATTTGGTCGATGGGCTTGGTGAACTTGACGGTGGAGGGGAGTGATTCGGCGAGTTCCGGGTCGGACAGCAGGTAGCGGATTTCGTCCCGCATGTCGTCGCCGTAGTCGTAAATGTCCCAGTTGTTGAAGTCGTCGAGGTCGGCGCGACCGAACGCGGTGACTTCTTGTCCGGCGCTGTTGAGGAATTTGCGGTCGTCGGCAGCTCGAGCAACAATTTCTTTCAGTGACCTGTTGCCGCCAGTCTTGCGGTTGACACGGTCGCGGACGCTTTCGATCAGACGTTCAATGTTGTTGTCGTTGAACTTGATGTTAGTCGGATCGGTTTCGTCGATAAATTTGACGCTGCCGACAAATTCCTGGCCGTCGTTGGTGACCATCCGTTTGTTCGTCCAACGTGACTGTGTGTCACGCAAATACTTTTTGCCTTCTTCGGTGGTCGTCAACCATTCCTTCAAGCTTTTCGGTCCGGGCTCTTCGAACGGGCCGAGCAGCCGGGTGATTTCGGCTTCGGCGATATCGTCGACCTCGAACTTGCCTGACGCAATCTGGCGGGCCAAGTCATCGCCGGCAAGTAGACGTAGTTCGTTGGCGACGCCACGCACATAATCTTCGCTGGATCGGACGGGGTCATCGGCACGCTTGCGGGCCAGCGAATAGTAACCGTTTCGGTAAGCGGATTCCTCCATGCGGAGCGGGTCAATGCTTTCACGCATTACCGAGTTGTTTGCTTCAGCGAAATCTCGTTGGCTGCGCTTAGCAAGTTTGGTTGCTTCGTCGATCCATTCCTCACCGTTGATGTCGCCGGCAAACCGCCTGTACATAGCGGTCTGAATCCACTCGAGCGGGTGAGTAATGCCGGTCTTGATTCCAGGTGTCATGGTTTGACGGACAACGGACTCGAGCATGTTACGGAAGATGTACCCACCAGTAAGCAGGGTCATCGGGCGCCATACCGCGTTTTGTACGGTGTCCATCAACGAGATCATTGCGCGCGGGTCGCCCCACTTGTATTCGCCATTGGCGCGCTTGGTGAACAGCCATGAATATTTTGATGCTGCGCGGCGCACGTTGCGCGGGTCAGGCATGAAGTATCCCCAGCGTTTCATTTCGCTGGACAGGTGGGCGGTGCCTTCGTCGATTCGTCCGACGCGGACAACGCCGTCGGTGTCGAACTCGAGGCTTGCTTGGCGGATCATGTCGCCGTTGTTGTCGATGTCGCCGTACAGGTCGAAGTCGCCGACATCGTCGCGGTACCGTTGGAACACGGTGTTCATGAAGTCTTCGTCCATGTTGCGACGCAACGGGTTTTTGCTTTTGCGGCCGAGGGTTTCGACCATTGCGCGGTCGAGCGAGTTCAGTGCTTCGCGGGCTTTCGGCAATCCGTCCTTGGCGAACAGCGCTTCGGACATTGACTTGAGAACTTCGTCGCGGCGGCCCACGTCGACGCCGGCAGTGATCATGTAGTCGCGGGCGTTTCGCATTGTGGCGGTCAGGTCACGCACGTCGTCAGATGCGATGATGAGTTCGCGGCCAGGGACCGGAGCAGCCAGCCGTGACATGCCGAGACGTTTGACAGTGCCGCGTCGCAGGTCGGCGAAACGGCCGATGTTCAAATCTTCGGTTGATTGCAAACCGCGCTGCAAACCAAGATTTTCTTTCAACAGTTTTTTGACTTTGTCAAACGAATCCGCGCCCTCGCCGACAATGTCTGCCCAGAACTGGCCGTCGGCTTTCGGGAACAATGCCATCGCGTCTTCAAGCTTCTCAGTTTCAACAATCCGGTTGATGACCTGTGCCCCGGATCTCGAGTCCAACCAAGCGTTGACCTTCGACGGGTTGATGTGAGCGCTAGAGAAGTTCGTGAGTCCGGCGGCAGAACGCAAACCAAGCAGGTTTGCGCCGCCGGTCACTGCACCCTTGAGCGGCTTGGCAAATGGGATTGACGGGGTGGCGAGCGCTGCGGCGGCGTCGACCAAACCTGATGCGATGCTGTATGCGCGGGCGCCTGGCTGCGAAAACGTGACCGCGAAACCCCGGCCAAGAGTCCACCCGTCTTCGCCGATTGTGCCGCGATAATCCTTGGCTTTTTGCCGTTGCTGTTCGGCAGCCGCCTCACCAATAAAAAATCCGTTGCCGGCTTCGACACCGGTCAACATAGTTCCGAAATCGGTAGACGCGATAAACCCGTCGAAGAAGCCTTGGTCCGATCCTTCATACTGGTCGTTGCGATCCAAAGCCCCCGACACGGGGCCAAGGCCACGGGCAGCAAGGTTCTGCACCGACTGCGGGATGAACTCTGCGGCAGCGAACGTCCACCTGGCACCGGTCTTCAATGACTCGTAAGCAGCGTCACGGGTCCGTTCCCACCAGTTGCGGTTGTCTTCTGCCGGCCTGTTTGTTTCTATTGCTACACGCTGTGATTGGACGGCGCCACGCGCCGCGTCTTGAAAACTCATGTCGCCGTTGATGACAGCCTGCGCGAATGGCATGGCGACATCGGCAGTGATGTTCGGTGCGATGCGAACGATGTCGTCGATTGCTAACGCCAAATCCGGGGTGACGTTGTTTGCGTACACCTCGCGCTTGGAATCGTTGCGGGTCAGTTCCTCCCACAACTTTTCCTCATTGTTGAGGCTGTAATCAGAGGCACCCATTAGCCGATACGGCCCCGACGCATTTTGGCGTCACGCATGCGTTGCAACAGTAGCCGGACTCCTTCGGTCGGATATTTGCGGTACAGCGCTTCGAGTTGCATCTGCAAATCGTCTTCGGCAACAACACGCGGGGTGATACCAGCGCCGATAGCCGACGGTCCGGGGCCGAAATCGGCGCCGGCAGTAATCGGTTCGTCGGGTCGTTCCGTTGGGCGGGCAAATGGGCGGGCGCCAGGCCGAGGGCGCGGACGGGCAACGGCAGCCTCCTGGGCCGCAACATCTTGTGGTGATCCGCCGGCAGGCACAACATCTTGTGCCCGTTGCTGCGCTGCGCTTTCGCCGTACGTTTGTCCGGTGAACGTGACACGCCGGTTAGAAGGGTTCCGTAGATCGGAACGGTTCGGGTAATCGCCAGTCATCGACATAGGTCAGCCTCCCAACTGTGCGAGCAACTGCTCGATTCCAGGCGGGCCGGGAGGTGGAGCCATCGGCGCTTCAGCGCCCATTCCTGGCATCGCCAAACCCGGCATCGTTTCTGGTGCGCCCTGCGGCATTTCCTGAGCCTGACGTTCCCGAGCCTCATTGTCAACCTCTTCGATTGCTTTGAACAACGGCTTGTTCTCAACCATCACCTTCTTGACAATCGACGCAAGATCGGCAGGCTGGTACGGTCCCTGCGGATCAGCAGCCTGCTGCTGGACCGACGCCAACAGAGCAGCCTCAACACCTTCAGCAGTGATCCGGTCATGCTCCATCTCCGGGTCATCAATCAGCGGGTCCGCCTCACGGGCCGATTCCTTCGACATCATGCCAGTACCGAGACGCTGACCAAGACCAATGATCAGGTTGTTGACATCCGATCCGGCGGCAGAATAGGCGACGTAGTGGAAATCGGTTTCCCACAGCTTCGCCGGCTTGTAATCCTCTTTGCCGACCGTCGCACGACCAGGGATAAAGAACGACTTGCTGGTGTTGCCGAAATACGCTTTATCAATAGCGATAGCGGTCTTGTCCTCTTCGAGCAGCGATGAAGCGAAAATCTCTTGGGCTTCTTGGACACGGAAGTCGACGGTGGCAGACAGCACGTTCTCGCCACGCCGGCCGGTACGAATGTTGCTGCCGGACTCGCCTCCGAACTCTGCGGGGATCGCACCCTCCAAACGCTCCTGCCGTTCCAAACGGTCCAAAGTTTGCTCGGTCTTGTAACCGGGGTTGACCTGCTGAATCTGCATGTCGCCACCCTTGACGATGCCGAGCAAACCAGCCTTGCCGTCAGCAAGCTGGATGATCTCAGGGTTTTCGCCGGGGCGGGCGACAAGGTATTCGTCGGGGAAGATGCCGCGCTCGATAGCGATTTCGGTGAGGGCTTGGAGGCGGGCACGGGTGTAGAACATTCCGAGCAGTCCGTCGAACTGGCCGCGTTGACGGTCAATCGTGATGCGCTTCGGGACGATGGCAAGCGGTCGGCCGGAACGGTTGATGACTCGTTCGAGTTCTACGACTTCGAGGCCGGCTCGTTCGTTCGGGGTGAGCGATGGGTCGTCTTCGGTGCCGAGGACACCAACCACCATTTCGTTGTCGTCAACATATTCGATCAAAGTGAACATGGTGTCGTGGTCGGGGCGTCCGACACGCAGCACACCGTCGATCATCGGCCCGTACATGGCGACAAGCCACTGGTATGGCTTCTTGTAAGTGAAGATGCAGTCGGACGGGACCGGGTCGTCTGGGTCGTCGGACGGTGCGGGGAACGTGTCGAGCGGGTTGCGGACATGCCACTTCGGCATGTTCGTGCGGAAACATGGCTTCAACAGTACTGGGCTGGACGAGTAGCCGAGGAAGTGTCGGGCGCGACGCCGAAGTTTCATGTTCATCCGGTTGTGATCCCAAATGGCAAGCATCGTCTTCTTACGCAACGACGCCATGTCTTTTGACCGTTCCGAGCCTTCCTTCATCGGAGGGAAGTAGCAGGTTGGCATCGTGGACGCGACCCGCATTGACATCTGGTCAAGTCCCTGAACGAGCAGGTTGGCTACCGAAGCGCGGGCGTTCTTGTCAAGTTCGTTGAGTGGGACAACGATGTCGCCGTTGCCGAGTTCGCGGACGGCTTGCATCTGTTGGTGGACGGGGCCGAGG